TCAAACAAATATTAGATTAAATCATAAAGCAGAAAAACGTTTAATGCCAAAAAATGATGGAACTGGAGATTATGATTATTATATGTGCAAAGATTGTTATATTTTATATATAACTGGAAAATCAGTAAATAAACTTATTGAAATCGGGTTTTCTCCAAAAAGGCTTAATGTATTATATTGTGAAAGATTAAATAATACTATGGATATTTCCGAGAGAATAAAAATAACTAGTATAGAAAAAATATTTGAAAATGAAGCTACCTATTGTTTTAATGAACCTAAAAAACATAGGGGAATTTTTAATGGAATTCTTACTTGCCAAAGTGAATCTTATAGTCTTTTAATTGAAACATATATTAAAAATTCGGAAGAAAAGAATCGCCTCTTTAACGCTATAGAAAACTTCCCTTGTATCAAAAAAAAGTCTGATTGGGCGCAAAAGTGGTTAAATGATAATAGAAGTAGTTTTGCGAGTCGTTTAGTAGCATTTGCTTGTGTAGAAGGTATATTTTTTAGCGGTGCATTTTGCAGTATTTATTGGTTGAAAAAACGCGGATTAATGCCAGGACTGACGTTTTCAAATGAGCTTATTTCGCGCGACGAAGCGCTACATTGCGAGTTTGCTGTTCTTTTATATAGTAAACTTCAAGTTAAATTGAAAAAGGCTAAAATTTATGAAATTATAAAGGATGCAGTTGACATTGAAACCGAATTTATTTGTGAGGCATTGCCGTGCCGTCTTATTGGTATGAACGCAACAATGATGACACAATACATTCAATTTGTCGCAGATAGATTGTCTGTGCAATTAGGGTATGATAAAATTTATGGCGTTCCGAATCCATTTGACTTTATGGAGCTTATAAGTCTGGAGTCGAAGACTAATTTTTTTGAGAGTCGTCTGGGGGATTATGCTTTGGCCACAACAAGTGGAAAAACTGAAGCATTTGAGCTAACAGAAGATTTTTAAAATAAATGATACAATAAAACGGTATACGACATTTTACGACATTATACGACATTATACGACATTATAGTATTATTACTTAAAGACAAATTATTCTTTAATATAAATGCCAAAACTACAAACGGATTATTCTGAAACTATTATTTACAAACTTTGTTGCAAAGACACTACAATTAACCAAATATATGTAGGTCATACAACTAATATAAATAATCGCAAACATAATCATAAATCTAATTGTTGTAATTCAAATTTAAAAAATTATAATTTATTTGTATATAATTTTATTAGAGAAAATGGTGGATGGGATAATTGGTCTATAATTCAAATAGAACCTTACAATTGTAATAATAAAAGAGAAGCGGGAATGAGAGAAAGATATTGGATAGAAACACTTAATGCTAAATTAAATTGTAATAATCCTATTACAACAAAAGAAGAAAAAGAAAAACAAAAGCAAGATTGGTATGAAGAAAATAAACAAGAAATATTAGAAAAAGCAAAAGAGCATTATGGAGAAAATAAAGAACAAAAATTGGAATATCAAAAACAATATGTAGAAGAAAATAAAGAACAAATAAAAGAATATCAGCAGGATTATAGAGTGAAAAACAAAGAAAAATTAAATGAACAAAAAAAAATATACAGGTCAGAACATAAAGAAGAAGCTTCTAATTCCAATAAAGCTTGGAAAGAAGCTAATAAAGAAAAAATATCCAAACAAACAAAACTGGTTATTGATTGTGAATGTGGAAATACCTATACATTTGGAAATAAACACAGACATCTTCAATCTAAAACTCATATTGATTACCAAAATCAACTTTGTGGTATTATAAAAGAAGAAGAACCTAAAATATCTCAAGAAGAAAAATCAGAAATATTAAAACAAAAACAAAAGGAATATAGAGAGAAAAATTCTGAAAAAATCAAACACTTTAAAAAAGAATATAACGAATCACATAAAGAACATATTAAAGAACAAATGCAAAAATATTATGAAGAACATAAAGAAGAAATTAAACACAAAACTAAACATTATGTTCAAGAACATAAAGAAACAGTTAAAGAATATAAAGATGAATGGTATCAAAAAAATAAAGCAAAAATTTTAGCAAAACAAAAAGAGACATTTACTTGCGAGTGTGGGTCTGAAGTAAGGTGTTCTGGTAAAGCAGAACATAACAGAAGTACCAAACATAAAAAAATTATTGAAACATTGCTTTAGTTTCTGATTTATTTTTGATTCTTGCTTTAACCTTAGTAACTTTCTAAAAAAAGGTTGAAGAAATTTTTATTTTTAAATAATAATTGATAAGTATAATTATTTAAACATATTTTACATAATATAATAAATGATTACGTGTAATTTGATGGGTGGATTAGGAAATCAAATATTTCAAATATTTACTACTTTAGCTTGTGCAATTAGAAGTGAAAATATTTTTATGTTTTCCGATGCAGCAACGTTGGGCTCAGGAAAAGCTACTATTAGACACACGTATTGGGATACTTTTTTTGCTCGATTAAAACACGTGACTACCAAAGTTTTTCCAGAATTAAACGTAATAAGGGAAAAAGGATTCGACTATAATGAAATTGATGTAAATGAATTAAAAGACCAAAATATAATGCTATTTGGTTATTTTCAGAGTTATAAATATTTTGAAAAAGAATTTAATACAATTTGCGCGTTAATAAAATTAACAGAACTTAAACTTGCGGTTTTAAACAACAATGAATATACGAGCAAGTTTTTACAGGATACTATTAGTCTTCATTTTAGAATAGGCGATTACAAAAAGATACAAAATCATCATCCAATAATGCCGTATGAATATTATGAAAAATCGTTATTGAATATTGCATCAAACGCACAAAATGTCCGACATGTATTATATTTTTGCGAAGAGGATGATATATTAGATGTATTGATAACCGTTAATCGTCTAAAACTAAAATTCAAAAAATTGAAATTTATTCGATGCTCCAGTAAATTATCAGATTGGGAGCAAATGTTACTAATGAGTTTATGTCGTTACAATGTCATGGCAAATAGTTCTTTTAGTTGGTGGGGTGCTTATTTTAATTCAAGCGATGATAAGATAGTGTGTTATCCTGCAACGTGGTTCGGAGAAGCAGCTATTGCTACGCATGATATAAAAGATTTGTGTCCTCCTGAGTGGGTAAAAATTGTAACGGATTAGAATGTGCCGTTGATTTATATTTTTTAAGTAAGTCTTTCACTAGTTTATGATTTCCTTTTGCATTATAAAATGAAGCACTGTGAATTCTATGCAATACCAATACTTCAGAACAATTATAAAATTTTCTTTTTAATTGTCTAATGCGCAACCACATATCATAATCATTTAATCCTACCATATCTTCGTTCCAATGACAAATCTCCTTTTTAATAATGGAACTAGAATTAATTATTGGATTCACCAATGTAAAATCATAACTACTAATATCTCCTAAGGGAATTTTTGGTATAATTCCCGGTTTGTCGCCAAACCACATGCAATTACTGCCTATCACATCAAATTGCTTTAAAAAAGGCACTTGTATTTGCAACTTATTCGGTGTCCAGACATCATCCACGTCGAGAATAGCAATATAATCGTACGAACATAATGTTATCATTTCGTTCAACGTGGCTGATTTTCCTTTAATATTATGGAAATCAAATACTCTGATTTTACCATGTTCATGGTTTGTTTCATACGTTTTCGCTATTTTATAAATATCAGAATTCTTTGGGTGACCGTTTATACCTATTAATAATTCCCAATTATTATAAGTTTGATTTATTACAGAATGAACAGATTCATCTATAAATTCTATTCCATTATAAATAGGAATCAAAATACTTATCATTTTATTATTCCCGTTTACTATTTTTATATTATTTAATTGATTAAAGAATATATTTAACTATTATATGAAAAAAAAGATAATAAAAAGGACGATGAGAATAAAAAGAAAAACATGTAAAAAAAGAGGGACAAGGGACAAAAGAGAGAAAAAGAGAAAAATGGTAAAAAGAAGAACAAGACGCTTTCGTAAAGGTGGTACTATTCTAGGAATGGGAAAAGATGGTTGTATTATTGATTCACTTTCTTGTGGCAAATATTCGAGAGAAAATGGATACGTAGCTAAAATTTTTAAAAAGGGAATTGTTATAAACAATGCGATAAATAATAAACTAGAACAAATAGACCCAGACAACAAAAGATTTAATCGGTATTATTTCCCTTTAAATACCGAATGTGACGAAGATATAAAAACAAACCCAGATGTACTTGCTTGTTTTAAAAAAAATGGTGAGTTAAATGATACGAATGCTGTTGTTTTTGAAAAATATTTAATATCGTTTAACCCTGAAAAAATGACAAAACCTCAATACAGATATTTGCGCGAATCACTTGAAATATTAAAAACAAATGGTATTTCACATGGAGATTTGCCAGATAATGTTATGCTTGACCCTAATGATAACTTGCCACGCATAATTGATTGGGAAAATGCAACATTTTCTACAAACGAATCAGATTTTATAATAGATTGGAATGCCTTTTTATTCCATTACAAAGTGTCAAAGCCTTAAATAATAACAACTGACTACGATAACAGTCGTTGAAACATAAACCAATTATCATAAATTTCATTTTTCTCTCTAGCCAAAGTAAAATGCTTTTGTTGAGAAAAAATACAATCTAACACAATAGTTTGGTCATCTTTTACAAGACATTTGTTCGTTAAATATAATTTTAATTTAAGATTGTATGTAATTGCCCACCAATCTACTTTATCTTTGTGTAGTATAAAAAATCCGCCAGCTACTGTATTTTGATGTGGTGGTATAGAACATAAAGGCAAACCTTTCTTGTTTTTTTTATTAATTAATTTATATAAGTAATTCATATAATTATCATTATTGTTAACACATCCGTAATAAATTTGCGTTTTTTTTAGTGACAATAAAGTTGATGAGTTTGGCCATTTGGACAAACATTGGGTATTAAGGTCGGTTGGACGATTGCGAAAATACCCAATATCACACCAACCATAAAATTCTGTATCAAAATATTTATTAGTGGCGGTTTCATTTACGAACCATACTTTTTCAGACCATAACATATTCAGATGCCAGTCTGCGTTAAAATTAGATTTGTCATTAAAAGAAAGGTTGTTTTTGTGGTTTTCAATCCAATATATTTTGTATTTGTAATTATAAAAATCTTCTAAAGGTTTCAGAACTATTTTTATTTTTGGATTTTCACTCGTATCAATATATTTAACACTTATTTCGTCAGTATAAATGACTAAATAAAATTTGTTCACAATGGAAATAAAATTATTCATCCATTCAACGTACAAAGTATGTTTAAATTTTGATTTAATAATATAAAAACAACTAGAAAATGTTATAGTCATTTATGTGTAAATAAATACATGATTTATTTTATATTATTTGTTTTACTTTTTTACATTTTTTTACATTTTTTTACATTTTATAAAATGTAAAAAATAAAACATAAAAAAACAAATGAATGAATACTATACTATGATTGAACAAGATTTCATATTATTAATTATGACTTGCAAGAAGTATGCAGATAAAGCATCGCTTCAAAAAACTACATGGTTGAGAAATATACCGTCGCGTTTAAAATATTATCATGTGATAGGTGATGAAGAACTTGTCACTCCTTTCAAGTTTGATGATGCAACTAACGTACTATGGTTAAAAGTTGGCGATGATTACAATTCATTGCCCAAAAAAGTGATTTTTGCTTATCAGGCTATTTACGATACACATAAGTTTACATACATTTTTAAAACAGATGATGACCAAATGCTAGCCAACGTACGATTTTTTGACGTAGTAATATCCATAATTGCTAACAAGAGTCCAACGATACATTATGGAGGAAATGTTGTAGACGTTCCACAAGCATATTTGTCTCAATATCATAGAATACATCCTGAATTGCCGTTATATTTGCCTGTACTAAAAACCAAATATTGTAGTGGCCGGTTTTACTTTCTCTCTAAAGAAGCAATTGACAACTTAATTTCAAAGAGAGAACTAATTTGCAAAGAGTTTTTGGAGGATTATGCTATAGGATACAATTTGCCAGAGTGTTTTAAAGAAAATATGTTAAAAATTTGTACGGATAATTCGTTTAAAGATATGTGTTAAAATTATTTCTATAACAGTTAATAATATTAATTTTTATTATTAACTATTTTA